AGGCAGGGTAACCGCCCGCTGCATCATCATTTGATTTTCTTGCTTCCCAGCCTGTATTATTATCAGCTTGATATTTTGTTTCATTCCAAACAATTAAATAATGCCAAATACTAGGATCAACACCATCATCTATAATTGTTGGATAAGTTATTGGCGCCTGCCAATCACCTTCTGCATCTAATGTCCACGATGCATGAGGTTGAGGTTCAATAAATTTATCTTTTTCAACATCGTAAATATAACCTGGTCCAGCGTATTGTTTTCTAAAATTATGATTATAAGAGGTCTGTTTCCAAGTCCCACCTTTAAAAAACTTTTGACAATGTGTTTCTCCATCAACATGCATGTCATTTTCTCCTAATGGTCCTGCTGCCGTTGGAATATCATTTGCGATAACTACAACTCTTTTTACAACGTTATTTTCATCTAATTCTGCAAAGTGTGCCATTTTAAAATCTCCAGTTAAACAGCTATACGTATATATTACTTTTTATTTTTAGTCAACTTCATGCCTTTAAACCAAGCTGGTAAACCTAATAAAGGTCTTTTATCTAGATAATTTTCTTTAGCTTTTTTAGAATTAGCTTTATTGTAATGTAAAAACACTTGTCCACAATGTTTACCTTTAAATTCTTCTCTCCAATGTTCAAGATCACAACCTGAGTATATTAACATATCTCCTGGTTTAAGATCTACTTTAATACCAGCATGACCTTCTTTACCTGTAGGGTCAAGATATATTGGCCAATCATCACCACCAAGATTTAACGTAGTAGATATCTCGCAAGAATATCTATCTTTGTGTCTATGTAATACATCTCCATTTTTATATATTCTTGCATAAGAATATGTAGGACTTAATTTAACCCCTGTGTGTTTTTCCATCACAGGTTTTACCTCTTGTAGTAGTGTTTCCATCGCAATGTCTGCGTAATGAGAATATGTATTTGGAACTTGATTATCAGTCCACACACCAAAGTATTCTGTAAAAGGTGAAATATATTTTTGATCAAATAAAAAACCAGCAACTTTTCTTTTATTTAAAAAATATTTATATATAAACTCTGCTAATTCGGATGAAATAGCTTTTTTTAAAACTGTGTATTTATTTTTTTTAAACGACATTTAATACTCCTTTTGGTATTGCTTGACAGTTCCAGTGAATAAACCTAAACGGTTCATATCCCACATCAACTATATATTGATGAGGTAGATACGATGGGAAAAATACCATGGTGCCTGGTTTAATTTTATAAGAAACTTGTGAGGTTGCAAATGTAACATTTTTTTTATCTTTCTCTGGTAAAAGATTCATAAGATTACCTGGTCTTGGATCTTCAAAAACAGGTAAAGAAGTTCTTTCACTACATTTTAAAAAATAAAAACCAGACATGTGTCCATTCCAATGAGTATGTAAAGAATGATAACCACCTCCTTTTTTAGCAAACTCTTGTACCCATAATTCTGTAATAAAAACTTTATAATTTGTTAAATCAAAACCCATTTCACCTAAAAGATTATGTGAAGTAGCACCAACATAATTTTGTAATTGTAAAAAATTAGGATCGTTGATTAAACTTTTTGAGTGAAAGACATTACCCGCGTCTCCTTTATTACCAAATTTTTTATTTCTTTCATCAATCTGAGGTTTTAAAATTTTTTTTGATTCTTCAATGTAAGAATCAGAGGCTTCATTTAATGGGCCTACAAAACAAGGCTCCTCGGCAGACCAAATGGGTGTTGAAAAATATTGACTTAATTGAAGTTTCTTAGGGTAGTTTTTAATTTTTTGTTTTTTCTTTTTCATAATTTAAAAATAATTAAAATTAACTGTTACTCTTCTTTTATTATTGTCACATAGACTACTTGCATGAGGGACACTCGGATCAAATAATACTGCTCTGTTTGCTTTTGCCTCGACTGTTTTTCCTTTAAAATAAGTAGGACCATTATTATTATTTATATAAAACAAACACCCTTTATGTTTAAAAGGATAGTCGCTGTGATACTCATTTTTTTCTCTTTTATGCACTGGACAATAGTTATTTGCTTTTATTCTTATAATACTCTTACACTCTAGTTTATTAATTACTGGAAGCCACATGTTAAACCAGTCACTAACAACACCAGGTTCTCTATAAAAAGTATGTGTAAAATAAAATTTATTGTCAGGATCTCTTGTCATAAAATCATTATAATACCAAGGAAAATTACTTCCTAAGATAATATTTTTAATATTATTAAATTTTTCTTTTTCTAAAAAATTATCTATTACCTGAACGGCCATCCTAAACTCCATATAACTAAACTGTTTCTTTCTCCACTTTTAACAGGACAAACTCTATGCCATACAAAAGAGGGAAATACAACTAAAGAACCTTTAGGTAATATTTCTTTGCATTTAACAATTTGTTTCTTTTTATGTGGATCTTTATTTCTAAAATCAAATTCTAATTCTCCACCTTTATATTCTTTTGGATCAGATAAACTAACTGTAACAGATAGTTTTCTTATTTTATTATGTTTTGGATTTTGTGGATTATCAGGATATTGATATGGTTTATCCCAACTATCACAATGCCAACCGTAATATTGACCTTTTTCATATTTAGTAAATTGACATGTTTCAGACCAATCCCACTGAAAGTTCCAACCTGCATTTCTATTTGCTTCATTAACATAAGGTTGAATTTCTTTGTAGATCCATCTATCTTCCATCCAAACTATATTTGAATTTCTTTTCTTTTTTAAATCTTTAATTTGTTTTTTATTTAATTTTTTAGGATCGTCACCTAACCCACCTGTTAAAGCCGTTTGATCTTTTAATTGATGTCCATATTTTACAATGTCATCACAAATACGTGAGGGTATAGCTGACTGAAAATACCAATAATGATTTGTTAAGTTCATATATCTTTATATAAAAGATATAACATTTAACAAAAAATTGTCAATGTTGAGTTAAATTTCTAAAGTTCCGGTTACTGTGAATGTTGCTACTTTTGTACTACCTGGTGCACATGCTATAGTGTTCGTACCAGGCGCGATAGTGGCACAAATAGAATTTGGATATCTTAAAATAACTATACCCGATCCACCATCTCCAGTGTTTGAAGGAGGTGCAGTTTCACCGTTTCCTCCACCGCCACCACCTCGGTTTACGGCTCCATTACTAGACGCAGGTGCTGTGGTTCCACCAGTTCCTGGAACTGCTGCTCCACCAGATCCACAAGGAGAACCTGCTCCCGCTGATCCTGGGTTATAAGCTCCACCTCCGCCACCTCCGGCGTATTGTCTTGGACTATTATCAATGCTTACTGTTATACCTGCTCCGCCTCGGCCTCCGGGGCCGCCCGTTCCTGAAGCAGACACTCCAGCTTCACCTCGGCCTCCTCCACCAGATGCTGCGTAATTTCCTGAACCTGCTCCGCCGCCATTATTTCCTTGTGGTCCTCCAGCACACGTTGCTATTGGAGGAGTGTTTCCAGAACCTCCAGTTCCTTGGTGTCCTCCACCTGCTCCTGATCCCCCATTTCTAAGTGTAGGACTACATGGCTGTCCATGTCCCCCTCTAGTCGCTGTTTTAGAAAGTGGTGCAAGTGCACCTGATTGTGTAATAATTGTTGTGTTAGACCCTACTCCTGCTGAGCCACCGGCTCCAATTGTAACATCATAAACCCCTGAGTCCATAGCTAGTCCAGCTGCACACGAATTACAATAAGAATATAATAATCCGCCTCCACCGCCTCCGCCGCCGATTCCGCCTCTTCCTGATCCTCCTCCAGCAACCATTAAATAGTCTGCTGTAAATGGATTAGGTGCTAAGCCACCGCCGCCAGATCCAAATCCTAAGATTTGAAAACCAAAATTTTTTCCTTTTGATTTATTTGTTTTTGAACTTTTGCCTCCACTGCCACCTTGGAGAACATTTATTTTATGGTCTCTCATATTCTATTCCTTATGCGTCGTTAGCAGCGTCTGTAGTAAAGAATAATTTAATTCCAAGTAATCTTGCATCAGCATTTAAGGAGTCATCTGACACATCTCTAGTTATTTGAAAGAAAACATACTCATCTGTACTAGGTGAACCAGCTATCGTAACTGCTCCACTTTCTGCTGTAATGTCTAAATCATTTGATGTACCGCTGTGTGCTTTTGCTGTAGGTGCAACTGCTGTTCCAAAAGCAGTATTTAAATCACCACTATCTGCTAAAGCAACACCTGCTAAATCCCAAGATACAGTTCCTGTGTCTGTTGAAGTAGCCGTAAAAAATGCTTGAAAAGTTACTGTGCCTTCATTCCAAGATTTAGGAAAGGCAACTGCAAATTGAGCACTTTCATCAGTGTCTTTGTCAAAATCTAAAACTTTTAATTCTGGTCCGTTTCCTAATTCTACTTGTGCAGCCTCTGCACCATTTGTAGAATTACCATACATTGCAACTGCTGGAATCCATATAGTTTCTTTTCCTGCAACTTTTACTGCAGATCCACCAGCTTGAACAACACCGTTTCCATTTGGTGCAAGATTAATATTTCCATCTGCTCCATCTGTTATTGTAATTGTTCCTGAGTTAGTTCCTGAGTTTGTATCTAAAACTAAATCGTGCGCACCGCTAGTTGTTAAAGTAGCTGCTGCTGCTCCTGTTCCAATTCTAGTTTCTCCAGAACCTTTTGGTTTGATATGAACATCAACATTA